CTTCTGATATACTACCTGGTTTAATTTCTAAATATCTTGACATTATTTTTTCTCCTTTAATTTTTTCCATGCTTTTTCTACTATAGATTTAGCACCTTTATATGCTTCTGATTTTGGTACACAATTAGGTACACGTTTTCCATTTTTCATTTTAGTTCCAACTGCTACATAACCAGTCCAACAAGCATCTTTTAATTCTCCTGTAGGTTCTTTTACTTCTGTTATTTTTTCAACTGGTTTGTTTTCCAATTTATCCAATTGATCGTAGTAATCTGGTCTTTCATCCAAATGGGCTAATGCTATTTTCTCAGCAACTTTAGGATCATCAGTATGTTCTGATTCTGATTTGATACCTTTTTCTAATTGTTTCTTTAATGCTTCAATATCTACATTATGTTTCTTAGCACTATCTTCTAAACTAGGAACTGGTTTTAATTGTATTTCTTCTCCCATAGAAAGGCCAATTTGTGTATTAGCGCCACCTGCATTTGAAGGTTCTATGTTCTGAGGTATGTTATTTGTTTGATCTTTTTGTTTTTTAACTTTAGGTTTTTCTTCAACAGTATAACCTGGAACTTTAACATCTGTTACTTTAGCTTTTATGTTAGATAATTGTTTTTGTCTTGCTAACTCTATTTCTTTATCTTTTGCTTTTTTAATAATGTCGTGTATATGTTGTGGATATTTTGTATTATCTTTTTCTGTTCCTTCACCTAAAATTTTTTTAACTAATCCTGTGTTTAGTTTTAATTCTTTTGCTATTTCTTCTGTTGTTTTTCCATCTTCTTTCATTTTATGAATAGCTGTTAATGATGTTTCTTTTAAATCAAATTCTTCTTTAATAGCTTCTTCTGTTACTTTTTCATTTTTACTAGAAAGATAATTGCCTACTGTAGATATATAATCACTTGCTAATGTAACTTTAGCTTGAACCCATGCTGGCAATTGTTTTTCATAATCGGTACCAACGTAATCACGAATCATTTTAATAGCACGTTCTAATTCTTCTAATTGATTTAATACCATACTGCCTTCATCATCTAACATTTTACCCATAGCAATAGCAATATGATTTTCTTGTACTTGTTTATAAGCGTTTTTTGATTCTTTAATGAAACTCATTATTTCTTATCCTTATTATATTCTTTGAAAGACATCATTTTTTGTTTAACTTCGTCAATCTTAGATTGATAGTTATTACCATATCTTTGTCTATATTTATCTATTGTATCATTTGAACCAGCCCATTCTTCTATATCTTGCATGGACACTTTCTTATTGTTTGGTTCCCATTTAGCACACCAATAATTATCTCTAACCTTAGCGTCAAATTTCTTACAATAACTATCACTTTCTACATAATATTCACAATTACCACAATGTTGTCCTTCTGGTACCTCTTTAGAATTGGCAGCCATATATTTTGGTGGTAATGAATTAGGTATCTTTTTGCCGTCTGGATATACTCTAGTTGTTGCTACTAACTCTTTATTATCTTCTGCATTACTAGGCACATATTCACCACCTTGATAATTGGGGTCGTAACCAGGTTCGCCTGGTGTTATCTTAGAAGTGTGTTGTGCATAATCATGTCCTATATCGTATGCTTCTTTTTTTGTCATCTTAATCAAATCCTTTTTTAATTCACCAAATACTTTTTTGCGTCTTTCTTCTATAAGTTTTGGTTCTTCTTTTGTTTCTTTAATTTCTGATACTGCTTTAAATCCGTAATCTACATCTAAATTATATTCTCTTATCATTACTTCTTTATCTGCGGCAATAGGAATACAATCCCATATCCATGATTTGTGTAAATTGTTATTTGTATCTTCTAATACAATATAATTTGTTCCTCGTCTTACTACTTTTCCTTTTACATCTAAATTGACGTTATGTGCTTGTTCGCCAATATTGAATATCATTTCTCTAATGTATAAGTCTCTTACTTGTTGTGTTTCAAATTGTTGTAAAGTTTTAGGCATTTCGGTTGGTTCAAATTCTGCGGCCAAACTAATCGATAAACCCATACCTTTTCTAACATCAAAGAATAACTCGTTCTTTTGTTTCTCTGTTAAATTGCCTGGTATTCCTCTTTTGAAATTCTTTAAATCTCCTCTTGAAGCATAGTTTCTTAATTTACTTGCACTCATTCCTGTTACACCTTCTTCATCAGGATCTCTTTCGCCTGCTGATACTACATTTATCTTTTCAAAGTTATAGAAACCATGTCTGTTTCTTTCACCATTATATTTGTTTAGTATAGTATCAAATTCTCTTACTCTATCACTACCTACAACCATAGTTACATTTGTATAACCTAAACTATAAATTTTTGCTGCTAATTCTAATACCATATTTGTAGGCATTACAAATATATGACTAGCATAACGTTTAAATATTGTTTGCATCCATTTTAATTTGTCTGATGGCGATAATGGATTCTTAACTGCGTCTTGCGATCTACTTAAAAATATTTTATAGTCTGAACCTAAACTTGCAACTTTTTGTAATAGTTTTTCGTGGCCTATTGTTGGTGGATTAAATCTACCAAAAGTAAATGCAATAGATTTGTTTACGCCTTCTGTTTTAATAGAACGTATTTCTGCGTCTGTTATTTTACCATCATTTAATATATCTTTTAATTGATGATACAATCTTAGATAATGATATTTCTCTAACATCTTATAGATAACATTTTTAGGTAATAAATTCTTTTTACCAAATGTTCTTATTTCTTCTGGTGTCATATCAGTAGCAAAAGCATCTTGTCTATCTTTTAATACTGTATTACCAATTGAAACTAAATGCTTAATATCATCTTCTATCTTAGATATTTTTTCATTTATAATTTCTTGTAAATTTAAAACATCATCAGGATTTAATTCTGTTAACTCTTTGTAATCAATGATATCTCTTTTTAATTCTCCTTCTATCACATCTATCTCTTTTACTTTCTTTTCAAAATCAGCTGCATATCTATTAGCATCAAATTTAAATTCTTTTGGTTTTCTTATCCAAGTATTGTTTTTAATATCAAATACACCATCAGCCATTTTATCATTTGTTTCTTTTACATTTGGATCTGTAATGATGTAATAGTTGATTGGATGTTTTGTTCCTGGAATTAATTTACCGTTGATACCTTTTAATTGATGTGCTAATTTAATTCTAACTGCTTCTCTATCAGCAGGTGCAACGTCAAATAAAACGTTTACATCTAGGTCTGCATCATCTCTATAATTTTTTGTAATACTAGAACCAACTAAACTATATTTTTTAATAGGATAAAGTTTTTCAAACTCTTTTAATTGTGCATTAATGATATCTAATACGGATTGTTTTAGTTTTGGATTTTCTGTATCTGCATTATCAAATACATCTTTAGCGTAAGTACGCCTAGGTATATCTATAACTGCTTCATTAATTAATTTAAACATTTGTTCTCCTTGCCATTCTCTCTTTGGCCATCCATCTTTTTGCTATGTAACTTTTGATTGGTGTATTTAATAATCTTCTAACAATACTGTTTATTTTATTCATTGTTAATGTAACCAATTCTTGTTCTGATCTGCTGTTATCTACTACTATAAAGTTTTGCATACCAAAAAAGTTTTGAAATTTACCAATATTAAGTTGTACACCTTCCCAAGATTTTTTTGTAATATATTCAGGTACAACTCTTTCTCTTTTAGAATTTCTTTCCATTGCAACTTGTAAACTGGTATTAACAAATACCATATAACAATCATAACCTAATTGTTTTAATAGTCCTGCCTGACTTTGTATTATGTTAAAATCTCTGCCTGTTGCATCTATTACTAAACCTAATCTACCTTTGATATATAAATCTAATTGATTTTCGGTTATTGCTTTTGCTTTATTTCTTAATACATCTCTAAAATATTGTTCTTCATCTGGCATAGATAAAGATAAACCAGCAGTCTTTAAACTCTTTTCAAATATAATATCTGAATTGACAATCTTTAAACCTGATCCAGCAAATACATTTCTAGTAACAAATGATTTACCAGAACCTGGCCCACCTGCTAAAAAGAAAGCTTTAAATATACCTTGATCGTATAAACCTTCTGAAAGTATTTGTTCAAATGATTTCACTAGCAATTCCACTTTCTTAATGCCAATGCTTTACGAGTAGGTCTTCCTTTATCATCTTTCATTGGGCCTGGATTACCAGACATACGAGCACAGAATGATTTACGTCTATTATATGCCTTACTGCCTTTTTTTAATTCAGATGGTTTTTTTGTTACAGGTGCTTTTAGATTACTACCATCTTTACGATTATAATAATCTCTACCTTTTTGTGTTAATCCTCCTGTAGAACTTTTAAGTCCTTTTGAATCTACAGCAGCTTCTTTTATAAATTGTTTAAATGTTTTCATACTATCTCCGTTGTTTTTGATCTATTAAAAGTCTCGTTAGGTTTTAATCTTATTTGTGGATTTCTAAAAGTCCAACATTCTCCAGTTTCATTAATAAAACATACCCATAGTAGATGTTCTTCCATGCCGTAATCGATTAAAAAATGAACGTAGGCTTCTCCTTTAGGAGTTATTATAGGTAAAGCTGGATTCAATTGTTTAATCATATTATCCTTTAAGCCAATCTTTTGCTATTGTAAAGTTTGCTCTACTAAATTCTAATCTATCTACAAGTTTAACTGCACCCTTAACTCTATCAACAGCCACATATCCTTCAGGATTAGTTACTTTAAATCCATCTGGTGTTCTTATAAACTGGCCAATGCTTTGTATTTGATTCATTTTTCTTATTAAAAAATTCTTTGCACGTTGTAATGATATCCAACTTGCAATTGCAAAGTATAATGCTTGTTGATTCCTATCAATGAAGTTTAAACCATCATCTCTAATTTTTCTATATTTGTTTTTTGTTTCTTCTTTACTTACTGCTTCAACTTCTTGTTGCAACATATTATTATAATACACTCTAAACATATCTACTAAATCTTTTACTTTGGCCATATCGCCTTGTGAATTTCTAATGTAATGATTGAAAAATGATTTAAGTTTATAACCTACTGCTAAAGAATCTGCAACGTTAAGTATATCTAACATTGGTGCCGCTTTCTGTAATGAGCCTTCTGCCATTGAAATGATATTATCAAACTGGCCCATTTCTGATTTGTTAAATGTAGCAGCCCCTGACGTATCTTTGTATGTTGCATCTGTAATAAAAATAGAAGATGATTTAGGAAACCCAGCAACACTTCCAAAACTTGCTGAAAGATGTTTAATATCTTTACCTGAATACATTGTATGGAAAACTATACCTAATCTTGCACGTGCAACTCTTTGACCTATTACACTGTTAACTGGTACTGCATACGTAATTGTATTTGGTGTAAATGTATAATATTCTTTATCATCTATTGTTGTAGTCTTAACATCACCTTTTGTAAATAAAAGATCGCCTTGTAAAATACCATTGATACCTAATTTAGATAACTCTCTTAAACAAACAATAAGTTTCTGTGCTAAAACGCCATCATGGTTTTTCATAATGTCGCCTGTAGAATAATTGATTTTTGGATTTACGTTGAATAAAGATTTAGTTGCTACAAAGAATTTACCATTTTCAGGATTAATTCCACAGATAACTGCTGGCGCACCGTCCCATTTAACTGTTACGTTAAGTCGGCCGCCTACATTACCTGTAAGCATTTTTTTTATTGATTTTAAAAAATTGACTGCATTACGACCACCTTTTGAGCCTTGGTCTATAATACTATCTTCTAAGTGTTCCAAATGGGTATTAGTACCCTTTGTTACGAATCCTTTAAAACTAAACATTTCTCTCTCATTGTTCCCATAAACAAAATCAAACTTACAATAAACTATATCAATACTATTATTTATACTATATCACATCTTTAGGTTAATGTCAAGATTTTAGTATAATTTACCAAAAGGACCAAACTGAGAACCTCTTTTTTCAGCTAGATAGACCATATCCGTTAACATCTTATTTCTTTTTTTCTCTGGTAATGAATAGATACAGAATAAAAAGTCTAGTTCCATTAGTTTGGTATGCGATACACCATTTTTTAAATCATCTGAATTATATGATGATATCATGTTCTTAATAAAATTAACTGTTGATGTATCTGTTTGTACCTTTGATCTTATAAAATTAAATTTGGCTTCATATCTTTTGGCCACTTTTTTAAATGCGTCTAAAGATTTAGGATATAAAGTATGGTTATTAACATAAGATAAATTACTACTGCCTATTCCATTCTCTCTAAACAATGTAGTCATCAAATCAACTGGTACTTTACCTATACGAGCAGCACCCGATTTCTTTCTTTTACCGTCAAATTTTAAATTCTGCATAAATCCTTTACCATTTTGTCTAATCTGAAATTCTACTTCATCATCTTTATCTTTAATTATTATTCTACAATCAGCTGAAATTAATGTACCATCTTTTTTGTTTGTAAAGTTTATAACAGATTTGTTTAAAGACATTGTAAACTTATCTTGTTTCATTAGAGCATCTTTAGTATTTAATTCTTCCCATCTGGCTTCTTTACCTGAAACTTTTTTTAAAGATACACCAACTACTTTTCTTTTTTCAAATAGATTTTTCATTATATCATTTAATTTTGATATAGATGATGTTTTGCTTTCTAATGCTTCATTAATAGAATTTCTTACTTGTTGTTCATTTTGAATTAACCATATATCTGCTGGATTCCAACTATCTTTTTTAGCAATCTTAAATTTATCTTTAATTATTTTAGAAATGTAATCCATAAAACCACCATCTCTATTATATTCTGTGAAATTAATATTTCTAAATATTTCTAACATTTTTTTTTGTTGTGCATAGAAGTTATCTAACCATTCAGGATCATCATCAACTTCAGGATAGATACTAACTAGTTCTTTATATTTTGGATCTTTTCTAATATCATTTGCTGTTGTGTATTTTCTTTTATCTTTTAATACTCTTTTTATAATCCATAAAGATGCTCTTTCTTGTTTACCTGTAGCAACTGCATCTAATTGACCTACTGATTTCTTACCTGTTTCAATAAATCTAATTCTATAATTATTAACTAAAAAATCTGCTTGTCTTTTGGCACCTAATTTAATAATGCCTTTAAATTTTGTTTTGATTGTTGTTTGTATCTTATCAAAATTTTCTTTAGATACTTTTATTTGATATGTTGAACCTCTATTAATAGGACTATCATCAGCAAAAAAACTTCCTTCTTTCATCATTTTAATTAATGATGTTATGTTGGTTTTTAATTCGCTTGGTAAACGGCTTATTAATTCTGAATGTTTGTCTATATTAAATGACATATCTCTCTTTTACAATATTTATAAGAAAGTGTCAACTATTTAATATTGTCGCAAAGAAATTTAGGTATACCACCGTTACGTTGCCATTGACGGTGTTCATTTTGAAACTTAACTAAATCTTCTATATCTTCTTCAAAGAATGATTGTTTTACTATAGTGCCTGTTGGTTTTTCAATAACTTGCCAAAATATACTTCTGCCTTTTTTAACCATTTTCTTTTCATAAGATAATGTTTCGCTTAGAAAACCAGGTCTCTTATCACTCTTGTGAAACTTTACTTTTTGTCTTTTCATATTTTGAAGTCCGAGAATTTATCATAACTTGTTTTAACTGTCGGTTCCCTTTGGTTGCTATCTACTATATTTTGTGCATTAACGGACACATCATATAATTTCATCTTTGCTCTATCTACACCTACTATAAAAGAACGGTTAATAGATGGATCATTATATCTATTCTTTAATTGTTTAATCTTCATTTGGCCTAATGCTTCTAATTCTTCGTTTGATATTAATGCAAACATAAAATCGGCAGTTGCTGGAAGACCAAACGATTCTGAAGTATCTTCTAATCCGATATCTGTACTTACAAATCCTGTTCTTGTTGTTTGTGTTGCACTAAAGATTGGCACATTAAACTCTACGGCCAATCCTCTTAATTCTTCTGCAATGGCTTTAATAAAGAAGTATGATGATATATTTCCGCCTTTAAATCTACTACTAGAACATATATTTAAATAATCAATAAAGATAACATTAGGTCTAAAAGATTTCTTCAATGCAAGTTCGTTTAATAATGCTCTAAAATGGCCAGCGTGTGCTGATGCTGTTGGATATTCTTTTATAATTAATTTACCAGCAGTCTTGTTTCTGATCTTAGTAATCTTATCATCATAGATTTGTCTAGGCATGCTGTGTAGGTCGTCCATGTTTACATCTAGTAAATTGGCATCAATACGTTCAGCAATTCTTTCTTCTGACATCTCCATTGTAATGTATAATACATTTAAACCTTGTGTTAAGAAACTGGATGCACAATGACACATGAATAAAGATTTACCAACACCAGTACCTGCCAATGCAATGTTTAAAGTTTTAGGTGGTACGCCGCCTTTAGTAATACGATTCATATAAGATAAATCAAATTCATATTTCTTTTCTTTAGTATGATAGAAATCAAATCTTCTAGTTGCATCTTCTATGTAATCATGCCCTATATGGTTATCAAAAGAAACGGCCAATGCGTCTGCAAGAATACCAGGTATTGCCTCTGGTGTAAGTCTAGGATCTTTTTTATCTAATATTTTAATACCAGTTAATACTGCATTATGTACTGCTCTATCTTTACAAAATTTTTCTGTAGTATCAAACAACCATTGTAAGTCTACCTTTTCTTCACTGATAGATAATAGTAATTCTTTTATAGATTTAAATTCATCTTCATTAATATCTTTTCTCTGACCCAGTTCTATAAGTAATGCTTCTTTTGTTGGAATGTTTTTATATTTGTTTACAAATGTATCTATTTCTCTAAACAATATTCTTTCAGAACGATTTGCAAAGTAATCTTCTTTACAAAAAGGTAAGGCTTTTCTTGTAAAAGCTTCATTGAATATAAAATTACGTAGTATTGTAATCTCTATTCGTTCATTGTTTAAATTCAACTTTTCCATCTGTCAATTGTTTTTCTAATAGTTCTACTAATATATCACCAATGTAATTAATAAATTCTTGTTCATCAAATTTGATTTCATCAGGATTCTTAATAATTTCATAGGTAAATCTCATTGGTAGTGTACCATCTTCTTTAGGTTCACTAGCAAATTGTACATTACCATACTTGTAAACAATACCTAAGTATTTTTCTTCTACAAGTTTAATATAAGTTTGCTCTTCGCCTTCTTTTTGTACAAAGAGATATTTTATATTACTCTGCTCCGTATAGGAATTTTTTCTTTGTTGTTTCATCTATCTGTTTTAATATTTCCTTTGTAAAATACTTTTCAGGTTCATCATTGATAGACTTACCAAATACTTTTGTACCATCTGGCATTTCATATCTTGTTGATACTTTTTTGAAAATGCCTGCTTCTTCTGCAATTTCTAACAAACCATAATGACGATCTAATCCTTCTTTATATGTTAGTCTCACATCTATTTGAGCATTTTCTTTTGTTAACCTTGACTTGTAGTTTTTACAGTGGATAATATTACCAATCACTTCGTTGTCGGCATCTTTTTCTTTTCTTTTGCCGAGATAGATGATTGATGAGGCAGCGTATTTAAGACCGGAACCACCACCCATTTCTTTTTGTGGGTACATAGAACCTATTACGTCATAGGTGTGGTTAGTCATTATCATTGGAACTTTTGCCCTGCCAAGTTTCAATGTTAAAACTCTAAATGTTGATTTCACGATTTGACTTCTAGTCATATCTCGTGTTTCTTTTCCTTCTGCTGTATCTTCCATTTCTTTAGTTGTAGATAACATGCCTAAACTATCTAATACAAACATTAAAGGTTTTCTTTTATCTTCTGGTTGTTCTAAGTATTTGTCTAATACTTTTATTGATTGATTTCTAAATTCTTGCACTGTAGCCACAGGAACTATTACCATTCTTGTTGCATCTACGCCTCTACTAATAATCATTTCTTTTGAGATTGCACTTTCAGATTCAAAATAAATTACACCTGCTTCTTTATTCTTATCTAAAAAATTTTTACAAATACCTAAAGCAAAAAATGTTTTACCTGTTGCCGCTTCGCCTGCAATTGCGGTAATTTTATTACTTGGTAAACCACCAAAAATACTGCCTGATAATAATGCGTTAAAAGAATATGAACCTGTATCTATGAAACTTGTTATATCTGCACTGTCAACACCATCTGATACTAATGTTGCATACTCGTTACCTACATCTTTAATTATGTCTTTTAAAAAATTACTCATCCACATTCTCCATTGTTTTTCTATAATTAATTATATAATATTTTATTCCTAGACTATAACATACTTGGCGTATTTCGTCAAGCTGTTCTGGAGGAAAATTATGTATTAGATAATTGGAAGGACTCTTGTATATAATTATTTGCATATTTATTCATAGTATCTTTTTTTAATCTAATAGGTTTCAATTCAGTTTCACGGTTTAAGAACTTATAGTCTAATTTAACTACATCAAAGTCTGCTTGTAGTTTGTCTGCAATCTTATAAGGGTCAAATTCTGAACAGCTATAAACGTCAAATTGCATAATACCAGGATCTGTCTCGTCCCATACGTGCATTGCTATATGACTTGTTTCAATAACGGCCACACCTGTAATACCTCTGTTACCTTCAGTGTTACAATACTTAACATAAGGTCCCATTAAAACTTTCATATCAATAAAAGATATAAAGTCTTTTAACCAGTTTGTTAGTTGTTCTTCGTTTTTTGGTGGGTTTTTCACTTCGGCTCTAATAATTAAATGTTTGTGTATTAAAAGTTTATTCTGTTCCATCTCTCTATAAATTTTAAAATTAACTACTCACAATCACATCAATATATATAAAGTTATTTATATAAAATAAATCTTTATCGAATAATTTGTATTGAAGAATTTTTAGTCCAAAGTTCAAGTTCATTTCTTATCTTATTTTCTTTCTTTAAAGTCTCATAACGAATGGCCGCTTTCTTTCTCCACCATTCTATGATACTTTCTAGTTCAAATTTATCATAGGTATCATCTTTAATTATAGTATCTGTCTTACCATTTACTATATCAATATAATTTTTGATACCATAATGACTTATATAGTATCTTTTCTGTTCCGTCAAGTCTTTTGCGTTGTTGATAACTTTATTAAAATCTTCCAATTCTGTCTTGTCATCTTTTAAAGATCGTTTTATTAACCCTATAATTGCATTGGTTAACTTTAACTTCTTACTTGACGCATCTTCTTTTACTAGATCGCCTACTATTTTCTCAACGTAGTCTCTTAATTGTTCATAAGGTTTACCATGTAACATAGGAATAAAATCACTATCAGTTAGGCCTTTATATCTAACATAAGGTTTCATACCATCATACTGACTTGATGATTTACTGTTACCATACAAACTTGTAGTTTCAAATAAACATAAGTTCATATCATACTTCTTATTCATCATGTCTCTTACTTTATGACTACAACAAATAGCTGCCAATAGTTTACCACCAAGATAATTATAACCAAAAGGTTGAGATGGTACTATTACAAATCCCATAATGGCCGTTTTATTAAAATGACTTAGATCGGGAACATTACCTAACATTTCGTTTCTAGGTTTCATATTAATAACTGGTGATGCCAATCTTATAAACCCTACAAATTTATTTGTTGTCATTTCTTTAACTGCTAGTTTTAAATTTTTACCAGGAATACTTACCATGTTACTATGGCTTGATATCATATTAATACAAGTGTCCCAAGTTACATTATCTATTTCTAATACTTCTAACTTCATATCATTAGGAGACATTGCAAAATCGGAAAACAAGTCATCTTCTAAACTCATGCCTGGTAATCCAGCAGGAATGTTTTGTATAGAGGCCAGTTTTTGATCTCTCATGTAATCATCTATACGATTAAAACTACCAAAATAATCTTTAAATATTTTAACACAATATAGTGCTTGTTCTTTAGTTAAAGTTTTCATGCAAAAAATGCCTCTAGGTTTGCTTTCTTTTCTTGCGACCAACCAATAGATTGTAATATAAATCTCATTGGATCTAAAAATGTTTTTTCAAATTGAGTTTCATAATCTATATACTGTTGTAAATTAAATTCTTTAGGTAAGGTTGTTATATAACTTATCACATCAAACTTAAATGGATTTGCTTCTACAAGTTTAAGAAACTTGATTTTATCTCCTTCTTGTATTAAGGGATATTTACTTTTAAGTTTAAATTCTTTTACTTGATAATTATAAATTAAAGCACCTTTAACATGTATTGGTGTTCCTTTAATAAAGATATTATTACTATCGTAATATTTTTTCATGTTATTACATGATCTTGGAAAAGATATTTGTTCAGCCGACATAGTAAAGAACTCTTTTTTAAAATCAGCAATAAACTTTTGTAAAGTATCTTCGTCTTTACTCATTATAATTTTAATGGCTTCTTTAATTCTACCTCTACAAACTTGTGGCGTTGAAGATTTAACCGCTTCTATACCCATGATCTTTAATTTAGGTTGCGAAAGTCTAACGCCTTCTTCATCTAATACATTTAACATATATCTTTTCTTTGCAACCCAAATACCTTTGTTAGCGATTACTTCTCGTTTCATTACCATACAGTTTTTAAATGCGTTTGTATAGTCTGCAAGTTCTTCAAAACATTTATTTAAAAATGGTTCAACTCTACTATCAACAACTTTATTTAAAAAATTACATATTTGATCTTCTGTTTTGTCTTTACAAGTTTGTTCTACAAGTTTATCTAATGTAACATAGATAGAATCTGTATCAGATGCCACAATATAATCTATATTATCAGTCTGTAATATTTTATTTAAATAACTATTTACCTTTTCTTCTATAAATCTAATAATAAATTGGCCTGCTGTTGTAATGGCACTGGCCTGTCTTACATCATAATATCTAAAGTATTCATTACCTACTGCACCGTAAGCTGAGTTTAAGGCGATCTTTCTTGCCCATTGAATATTATGACAACGTGATATTTCTCTAACTAAACTTGGATCTTTTGTTTTCTCATATTCTTTTTTTGCAAGTAACATTCTATTCTTAAAAATAACACGTTCATTATACATTGTCTCCATCATCTCTGGTAGAAAACCTTGACTATCGTTTTTAAATAATGCACCATTAGGTGTAATACAAGCATTCTTATCTTTTAAATAATCTAAAGATGTTGACTTATCTAACATCTTATTAACAGATATACCTTCTGAATTTAAACCAATAATCTTTTCTGGTGAAATATTATACTGTATAATAATATGAGGGTATAGTGAATTGATATCAAAAGAAACTACCCATTTGTGCATGCCAAGTATCGGATCTTTTACATAAGCACCTTCATACTTTTCATCCTTAGTATTATCTTCACGTGGAGGAATACAAATATTTTTACTTAACAAATGATTTGCAATTAAGGTATCCCACACTCGAACTTGTGAAAAGATATCACCATAGTTTACTTTAGATTCATAAGCAACAGTTAATGATAGGTCAATCAGGCCAAGTTTATCTTCTAATGCGTCAACGATTTCAACGTCTTGAATATTATAATCTATAAATGATTGGAAGTCTTTTGTGTACCAATCTTTAAATGTATCATGTTTCATTTCATCTTTACCACGACCAAGTTCTAATTCGCCAATAAAATCTAACTTATAACTTTCTTGCCTTGTAGGAATAAACCATTGATATAAGTCTAAGTAATCTAAGTTTGTAATACCTAATATATTGTAAACTGTTTGTGGCCTACCTCTGACTAATATTTCTTCTTTTTGAATTAAATTCCAAGGCGATATCTTTTGTGCAACTTTTTCACCTGCAATTAATATAATTCTACTAAGTAAATAAGGTATATCAAAGAACTTTGTATTCCAACCTGTTGTAACATCTGGGTAGTTTTTAATCCAAAACTTCATAAACTCAAACATCAATTCTTTTTCAGACTTACATCTTACATAAGTTATATCAGTTCTATCTGTTTTATATTCACCAGTTCCCCAAGTTAATATTTGTTTATTAGATTGATTTTTAACTGTAATACAAAGTATTTCTTCTATAGGATTTTGAACATCTGGAAAACCGCTTTCGCAACTAGTCTCTATATCTAATGTAAAAATTTTAATAAATTTTTTATCCCAATCTATATTATCAGAATGAAATTTATTAATATATTGATAATGATATCGTTCTAGGCCGTAAATAGGAGAATTATCAGTAACTACTTCTCTCCTAAATTTTCTAGCATCATCTATAGTTTTGAAAGTAATAGGTTTTAAATACTGATCTTGTAAGGTTTTAAATTCTGTTTGTTGTTGTGTTAATGAATAAAGTGTAGGCCCAAAGTCTATTCGTTCTTTATATTCTTTGCCGTTATGTATACCTCTAATAAGAAGTTTACCTCTATGTTCTATAACTGATTTGTAAAAGTTCATTATCTAATATCTTCATCCAATAAATGAGCGATTAAACCATCATGTTCTTTTGTTAATTGTATTTGACATGCTAATCTACTCAATCCTTTTTTATATTGTTTATCAAATTCTAATATATCCAATTCTGCATAATTTTCATTCATTGGTGCAATCTTACCAATCCAACGATCATCTATTATAACATGACAAGTACCACAAGCACAAGAGCCACCACAATCAGCAGTTATTTCTCGTATATCTATTTTACTATATTTCTTTGCGGCTTCCATTAAGGTCATGCCAATAGGAACTTCAACCCTAATTTTCAGGCCGTTTCTAACAAAATATACTGTAATCATCAATCTATAATAAGTTTAGGTTTCTTTGCTTGAATTATTCCTGTTCCTAAATGCTGATTATAAGAATTTTTGATTTCTAATTTTGGTTGTACTTCTGTTATAATGTTACTTGTTTTTAACACGATAGTTTCAGATTCAGAATAAGGCATGTATGGTGTTAGCGCCAAAGATACTGGCCCACCTGGTTTTGATTGCATTGGTACAATCACGAACGGTTGTTTTATATTAGTTAAATTTGAATCGCTATCTTCTGATTTTTGACCGATAACATCTTCACCTGTACTTAATCTAAAGATTTTTACTTCTGACATAATACAATCATTATATACTATTATTTACTTTTTGTCAATAGGTTTTATTCTTCTACTTAATACAAATTCTCTATTTGGATTTACCGAAGCATTCATTTTTCTAATGATGTCTCTGTTTAATAATACGTCTGACGCTGATCTTTTACGTTCATCAAGACCAAACAATACATCTTTATATGTAAATCCATTAAATGTTAAATCTAATTTAACAACTGGTCTTTTTTCTCCTTCACCATCATTTGTATTGGCTCTAAAAATTTTATGGTAACCTTCTAACTTGCTTGTATGCTTTTTACCATTATATTTCCATGCAACTTTACCATCAACAACTTCCACTTCTTCTGCATGTAAGGCACATGTTTCTGCACCATTACCTGTATCTAATTTTGCTCTTACTTTTCCTACTGTAGATAATTCTATTGTTTCTAAATAACCTACTTCTACAATTGATTGTCTATCCCAATGTTTTCTATCAGAAATATATTCTATAACGTTATCTACCAATTGACTACCTTTAATTGGGCCTGTAGTATCTGGTGTATCAATATAATCTTCGTAATGATATCCTTCATAATCTGCACCAGTTCCTGGAGAACCGTTTGCTTCTAATACGTAAATTTTACCTTTATATTTTATATGATCTATACCTACAAGATATGCTTTTGATGCTCTTGCTGTTCTTAAAACAATTTCTATTTCTTCATCTGAAAGTTTATATGGTTCTGCTATAGCCCCTCTATGAACGTTTGATCTAAATTCGCCAGATTTTTTAACACGTCTAGTACATGCAAATATTTTATTATCTACTACGAATGTTCTTACATCTGAATCTGTTGGCATGTATTCTTGTAATAACAATTCAGCATCATGTTTAAACAATGCTTGTACTACTGATACTAATGAATCGTAACTATCTACTTTAACTACACCAATACCTTGTGTGCCTGTTAATGTTTTTACAATTACTGGAAATTTATTACCTACTAGTTTTAATGCGTTATCTAAATTCTTTTCGTTTGATATGAAGGCAGTTTTTGGAGTTGGTATATTAAACTTTTCAAATAACAATGCTGAAGTTAGTTTGTTATCGCATGTTAACATTGCTGATCTGGTGTTTAACATAAACGCACCAGAATTTTGAAATGCTGATATCAAAGAAAGACCTGCTTCGTCCTCTATAGCACCTGCTCTTGTGATAACTACTGTATTCTTACCAATGAATGTGTGTTCACCATCTTCACCGTCATAATTATAAATTGTTAATGTATTTTTTTCTTCGTCTTTATCTGTGATGATTGAGAATTTAGTATTGATTACGTAACACGGTATTTTTCTTTTAGCACAAGATTTCTGTACAAAACTTACGGTAATTTCTTTTTTGGTCTTTTTATTACCTGTTTTTTGTCGTCTTACTTTAGGAGAAGATTTACTAATAATAACAACAGTAATAGGATCTTTTTCATCCTGTTGTCTTTCTTCTTTTATAAAGTCTCTAAACTTAGATACTTGCATTTATTCACCATTTGTTTCATTATCTTTAGTAACTTTTTTACCAATATTATATTTTGCCGATAGTATCCAATCTTTCTTTTCTTTGAAAGGTAGTACTTTAATTTGACTTAAAGGTGCTTTGTTTTCAGCCGCCTCTTTTTTAACTATATTAATTAAATTCCAATCTGCTAATAATATTGCAATTGTATTTCTTCTTTGAATATCGTTTTCAGATAATGTAGCAGTCTTACCATCAAGAGCGAATAACTCTTTAAAATGTACAATGTAATATTTGCCTTGTTTATGAAGTATATGACATGACTGAAATAAAGTCTTATCTTTTCTTGATGCTACACCAATTCTAGTAAGTGTTTCTCTTACTTTTAAAAAGTCATCAGGCTGTTTGATTGTTACCTCTAACATGTCCTCTATTGACCATTTAATATTATCTACCATTACTCTCTCCCACCTTTGTATAATTTTTTCTTAATATGTTCAAGTTGTTCTTTGGTCAATAAAGTTAAGGCCTCTCTTGCCTTTTCATTGCTATAACCATAGTATTCTTTCACATACTCTAAATCTTTCAACCTGGTTTGTGATAACCACTTACCACCAAATCGCTTCTTTTTTCTGATACTATTTATTAAAAAATGAAATTGTAACTTTTTATCCAAGAAGTGTAGCCCGTTCATTTCATTGGCCGGCATTAATGTGTCCCAAAACATAGAAAGACAACGATTTATAATATATGGTGGATACTTCTTTTCCCACGTAGAATCATCACTGTCTAGTAGTGGTTCTTTTGTTTCATTAATCGCTTTTAAATAATCTTTTAATTCGTACATATAATTTTGGATAATTTTGGAGCGGGCAGTGGGATTCGAACCCACGACCTATAGTTTGGTAAACTATTATTCTACCACTGAACTATGCCCGCTTATTATTATCTTCCCCATTTAATCCTGTTCCATACACGTTCATGGCACCAATATATAAATGGTTTAACAATCATTTCAACTGCTCCTATTCCTAAACTAACTATAAATTTGCCTGTAATACAATATGATATTATTATTGTTGCTAAGGTACCACAACATCTGTAACTGTAAGCTTTAACAAAACTGCGTAATGGCGTTTCTGACTTATTTAATTTCCAATTGTTTATGAGGTTTTTTAATATAATTGTCATTTAAATTTACATCCAGCCATTATTTCAGTTAAGCAGGCCACCATATTAATTTCTTGGTCAGCAACAAAGGCCGCCTTATATTGATAACCAGCAATAATTAATACTGCTTGAGGTATTGATTTAGGTTCTAAATGTTCGTAAAGTACATCATAGATACTTGTAAACAAAGCACTAGGTTCTTTGTCTAGGTTTTGTATAACCCATTTTCTCATACCATTAAAGTCTTTATCTTTTAATTTTACAATAAGGTCTTTATTATTTTCTTCTGATAAACTAAAAAGAATACCACTGTCAATTTTACCACGGACTGAATATCTTTGTAATTCGTTTATAGTTCTTCTAAAGTCCGGATAATATTTTTGTATTACTTCTGCCAATACCTTTTTATCAAATTCAACGCCTTCATCTTTTAATATAATAGATAGTCTATCCATTAATTGAGTGGCCGTTTTTACCTTTTGACCATTGACAATTCTAAAATCAATTACTGTACAACGACTATGTAGAGCAGGTATGATTTTGTTTTTATAGTTACAAGTAAAGATAAATCTACAATTATTAAAAAACGTTTCAATAAAGTTTCTTAATGCTGGTTGTACCGATTCGGCGTTCATATAATCAGCCTCATCTATAATTACAACTTTATGATTGGCATCTTTGGTAAGTGAAATAGTAGAAGCAAAGTTTTTGATTTTGTTTCTTAATGTATCAATCTGGCGGCCTTCATCTGAACCGTTTATGATAATATAGTCGGCACCTATTTCATCACATAAAGCACGAGCTACAGTAGTCTTACCTGTGCCTGCTGTACCTGATAATAACAGATTAGGTATTTCTTTTTTCTTAACGAACTCTAAGAAAGTTTGTTTTAAATCTTCTGATAAGATACAATCTTGTATCTTCTTTGGTCGGTATTTTTCAACCCACAAAAAGTCTGACATAATATAATCCTCAATTTATTTTTCATAACTATAACTAACTTCGTAACCACCTTTACGATCTGTCCACCAATCATCAACTCTTTCAGAATAATTAGCACAAGCCTCGTCTAACAACTCGTTTTCTTCTTCTGTTGGAGGTTTGCCAATAGGTTCTATATCACTACCCCATTGTTGCTCTTGATGTGATATGATTTCTTTTAAGCGTTGTACTGAACCAAATATCTTTATGACTTCTTCATCAGGAAGATCACATTGAAATTCAGAAGCGACTTGATGCCATTCCGTTCTGGAGAATTTCATATTAGAACTCCGAATCTGGCTCTAATGCTATCCAATACTGTACTGGTTTACTTCTGTTTATAAAGTGGCTGATCTTTGCTTTAGAAATAGCAACGTCATAATCATCAGAAATAATCTTGAAGTTATCTGCTTTAAAGTAAGCTGTAAATGTTTTGTCTGTTTCACCTACATTTAAAGAGTAATCATTTGAAGATTTGTTTTTCTTATCTGTTGCAACAAAAGATATTATTTTACCATTACCTTTAATTGCGATATCTGGTAAATTTAATGTTGTGGCTGCCTTTTGTATTCTAGCAAAATCTTCTTTTTTCAAAGTAAATGCTACTGTCTTATCTGGCATATTAATACCTTTTTGAGGTGATACTAATACTGATTTATCAGCAAAGAAATATTTAATTACTTGTTTAGATTTTTCATCAGAGATTAAAGCGTAGTTTGCACCATTGACTTTAACAGCAGGTTTATCAAATAATTCTACCGCTCTTAAAAACTCATTTAGATCATAGATGCCAAATTCTGTATCAAATTTTTCTGTGATTGTTGCTTCTGCTAATATATTTTTCATAGCAGATATTGTATTTAACTTGCTACCCGGTTTAAAAAGAATGTTGTTATTGATCTCGCTAAAATTCTTTAAAATGGATAATGTATCTGTACTTAGGTTCATTTCACGTTCTCCTTATCATAGTTTAATAATAATATAACATAATGTACTGCCTTCAATAAGTCAGCACGGTTATATCCGTTTTTCTTACCATACCTACACAAATACTTAATTGCGTTTGCATGACAAAAATCTTTTCCAATTTTTAAAGTTTTAAATAAATCTTGCACTTGAAAGCCATCTTTACCCGTAGAGTAATGTTGACCATAAGTACCTTGAATGTAATCTAAGATTTCTTTTAAAATTTTATCTTCATTGTATTTCATAATATTAATGTATCACAAACTTTATTAAAAGTCAATCTATTTTACCCATTGAATATAAAGTAAATAAGGAACTAATATAGGATAAACTATATGTTCTATAAATTCGTATATAATTATTACTGTTAATAGTATTGCCCAAACTTTAGATTCTTGTGCTCTTCTACCAACGTATGCAAATAATTTAGAATGATAGTGGCCTAATTTGTGAATTAATTTCATCATATAATTTTGGAGCGGATGACTGGTACTGCCCCAATTTCTGTAAGTTGGAAACCTACAATAATACTTTTATACTACATCCGCAATTATTAACCTAACATAGGTGGCCAAGGAAGTCAAGCATCCTTGGCCACTTTTATATTATCTTATAATTGATAATTTATTTGATTTTTTTAAGTTTGATAACTTATCGATCAACTGTCCATTTTCTAAAGTAGTTTTACCGCCTTTAGAATAAGGAATAATATGATCTGCATGCCATTTTGTATCGTCATTTATTTCAAACTCGAGTATAGTTTTTCCTGTTTCAGGACAAATACCATTTTGTCTTTCCCAAAGTTTATACCTTTCTTGAGGAGAAAATAAACGAATTTTGTCTTTTTTCTCGGCATGAACATCAACCACCAAAGCAAGTTCTTTAATTAATAATTTATATCTTGCTTTTAATTCAGGTGATGACATAGTAGAATTACAAGATTCGTAAGTTCTGCTTTCACCTCCTGCAGTTGTCATTATAGTATTAGTATTAGATATTCTTTTATTTTCGCTTTTTATAAACCATTCATAAAAAATTTTATCATTTTTTATAATATATTCATTATCAAAAAGATAAGTATATACCATAAAAAGATTAAAAAGAGTACTATGGTTTTTCATTTCTTCACCACAATTCTTTTTAACAAAAGAAGCAAAAGATTTAATTAATTTTTCTGCTCTATCTAAAGATATTTTTTGTGATACGGTAGAATCATCTTCATAAGCTGCATTTTTTTCAGCACCTTGAATTGATTTTTCTGTACCATAAGTTGTGAAAATAGACATTGATACTATATAATCATCAATAACTCGTCTCACTTTTTGTTTGATAGTAGGAAATACTTTTACTAACATATCATTATATGTTAATAAAGTCATTTTTCTTACCCATTCAGCATAAGGAACTAAGATAGCGTTTCTTAATTCTTGTGCGTTTAATGTAAAACCATCATTAATACAAATAAACAAGTTAGTTAAATCTTGTCTTGTTGCGTTTGTATATTCGGTTACTGTTAAAAATATATTTTCTTCAATATATTTTCTAAAAACAATAGGATGTTTAAACCAAGTATCATTATTTTTGTCGATAACAACTATCTGTCCATTTGGCATTTGATAATCATCATGTATTATGGATACTTTTCCATTCATATATTCATCAATAGTAATTGTTCTGTTATTACCATCAATTGATATCTTTTGGAATCCTTTTTGTTTCCAATTATTAAAGTATATAAAGTCCCAACTATCTGATTGAGAATTTTTTAAACATTCATCTATATTAGCAAGAATAACCTTACTAGGTGCCATACCTAGTATTAGACTGCTTATATATTTTGATTTTTGTTCCAAATCCCATCGCTGTTCACTTTGAAAGCTTAGGTCTAGTGCTGTTAGTTTTTTTAAATCTCTAACTAAAGAACTTGTTAGAGTATAGTCTTTGCTTGTAGATATTAATGGTCTACGGCCATTTGTACGAATTACCATAGGTAACTCCTTTCATATTATTTTTGCTACTGTAGGTAGCAGTTTCAATTTGTTAACTTATACTACTATAAGTCAACGCACATTTACCACTATTTTTAGATAGTGATAATACCAATATACCATACATTATTAAAAAATGCAAGCTTTGTGGAAAAGAAATAAGGCAATAAAATCAATTACTTATTTTTACAACACAAAAAGGCCGATTTTAGTCGGCCTTTAAGTGAATTATAACTATCGAATGTCAATAGTTCTTGGTTTTTTTGTTTCAGGTATAATCTTCTCTAACGATACCTTCAATAGACCATCTTTTAATTCAGCGCCTTTGATTTCTACATCATCAGCAATTGTAAATGATCTTTCAAAGTATCTTTTAGCGATACCTTTGTACAGTGTATTATCTTTAACGTCCTCTTTATCAGATTTTTTAGATTTGATAGTTAACTGTCCATCTTCAAAGGTTACGTCTATATCTTTTTTACCGTAACCAGCAAGAGCCACTTCGATATCGTATTTGTTCTTAGATGTTTCTACAATATTGTATGGTGGATAATTTACTGTTGGAACTCTTAATCCAAAGTCATCATTTAGCATTGACTCAAAGTGGTCAAATACATTATTGAAACCTATAGATAAGGGTCTTAGTTGATTGAATATGCTTAATTGTCTGTTTGTCATTTTTTCTCCTTTTGTTAAGCAAGTTAAAATTAAAAGCCCACTATTGGCACTTTCAATATTATTTATATAGTCATTAGACTATGCTTTGTCAAGTGGTAGTTTGTTTATCACGGAGTAAACTACCAAACACCGATTTGCTGATCCTTTAAGTAGGATCAATCTTTTTAACACCGATCAGGTCTTATGAGTTGCCTAATCTATAATATATTTAGTTTCAAATATAATGTTAAAACTAGTAACCTCTTAGATTTCTTAGTTCTTTTTGCTTCTTTAAATAGTTAGCTCGCATTTCTTTTGCTTTCCTAACTCTTTTTTCAGATGGTTTTTCATAAGTCTGTTTCATTTTGTACAGTCTTAGAACGCCCTCTTTAAGCATTTTCTTTTTAAGAATACGCATTGCCTTTTCGACATTGTTATTCTTAACTTCTACTTTGAGTCCCAATTAAATATACCTCCTTAGGGTGTTTAGAGTGGCCATTATTGGCCACTCAGGACTATTATTAATGGATTTTAGAAAAGTAACTATTTAAATAGCTACTGCTTCCTCCTCACCATCATTGGAATCCGTTTGAGATTGAGCCGCAACTTCTGACTGTCTTTGAGATTCTATAATCTGATCAGCAGTAGCGCCAGCATCAACTTTAGTGTATAAATCTACAAATGAAGTTTTAGTATCTTCATCAAATCTATTTGTACACAATTCAATTGCTTTAAGTTTATTACTAAAGATAGAGTAAGCTTGTACAATATGTACTAATCTTCTGGTAGATATAATCTCATCTACACCACCATCAAAGTAAGTTTTTCTGATAACATCCGCCCATGTAACAAGTTTGTTAACATAGTTAGTATCTTTTTTACCAGTAGCTTCTAAAGTATTATTTAGAATTTTTTCCTCAGTCTTAGCATTTGGATATCTTTGTTCAAATGTAACCGGAAATCTCTCTAAGAAAGCTTCGTTAAGGATATTAGTACCGATAAACTTACCATCTTCGGAACCTTGACCTTTAGTATTGGCAGTTGCCACTACGTTAAAACCGTCTTTTGGTTTTACAAATTTGTTAATTTTTTTAACAAACACTCCTGATCCTTCTAAGATAGGTTGTAAACACATAATTTTATTAGAAGCTAAATCAATCTCATCTAATAAAAGAAGAGCGCCTCTCTCCATGGCTTCAATAACTGGACCGTTTTGCCATACAGTTTGGCCGTCTTTTAATCTGTAACCACCAAGTAAATCGTCCTCGTCGGTTTCAATTGTAACGTTTACTCTGATACATTCTTTTTTAGCCTCAGCACATGCCTGCATTACAGACATTGTTTTACCATTACCAGATAAACCAGTAATGAATATAGGATAAAATTTACCAGATTTAATAATAGATTTAATATCTGGGTAGTTACCAAATGGAACAAACACTGGATCTTTTTTAGGCACAATGTCGCCTGTTAAAGAAGATACAATATAAGCGGCTTCTTTTTTAATCTCAGTATTATTAGTTGATTCAACGGCAACAGTTTTTTTAATATCACCATCTAAAGGTAATCTAAAAGTCGCCTTATCAACTTTGTATTGTTTATCTTTAATTAACCATTGTGGAGCGTATTTACAACCAAATTTTTTGTTTGCTTGTATCAACTCTTTTTTAGTTAACACATCTTTATTAAATAGGCTATAAGCGTATTTAATGTACTCACGTTGTTTATTGTTTAGCATAATATAATAGTCCTTTTTTTATTGTTTATACATATAATATAACACACAATTGTGTCAAAATTATGTCTTTTTTTAAAGAAAAAATGCTTTAAATTCATAAGCTTAAGCAATTTGTTCTATAAATTTGTTTAATAATACTCTGGAATATAATCTTCCTTTCATAGATTGAGTAAATATTTTTTTAATTTCATTAGCGGTATTGTCGCTATTGATAGAACTTAAATCTGAGTTTTGAATATTCATATCTTTAGCATTAACTACATAATAAGAATTGTAACCATCTTTAGATATTTCTATTACTTTATCTTTTAAAAATTGTTTTCTAAGTTTTTCAAAATTTGGATTGTGTTGGTATTTGCCATTAACTTGTATATATTCATTTACAAATTGTTCAAAAGAATTTCTATTAACTCTTTTAGATAAGTAAAAACCAATCGTAGTAACATTATATTTTGATTGCATTATTTTTAATAAGGTAGATGTAATTGCTGTTCTATTAGAAGTATAACGAGTTTCATTACATGCTGTTGTATAGTTTTTCTTACCATCTTTAATAATTGTTATAGCTCTATAATTATCAATATGAATTTTACCAGCTGGTTTAGTGTTATCTATATTATAAGCAGCACCTTCTGAATTAGTTTCACCATCTGTAAGAGTAATAAATGAAAGTTTTTCTACTTTATATTTTGATTGAAATAAAGGTACTAATTTATTACACATTATAATAGCTTCATTTAAAGGTGTAGATGTTAAATGATATTCTTGGTCTACAGGAATTGGATAACCTTTATCTTCAATTTCGCTTCTTGCAGTAAGAAAACCTCTGTTAAAATAATTGGCCATTTTATAAAGGTGTAATAATGCTTCATGTAATACTGTTTTTTTCATTCTATGACTAGCAACATTTACTAAATGAGACTTTTCAGCATACATATTGCCATTTTTGAATTTAAAATATTCTTTTGTATCATCTTTTTTGTCTTGTACATCTTTAAACAAATACACTTCAAAAGGTATATTAATTTTTTGACAAAACCAAACTAGATTACATAATTGTTGAACTGTCTTATTCATAAGATCACACATTGATCCTGACCAATCAAGTAACATAATCATACCATGATTTTTACTATTAGGTAGTACTGTTAATCTTTTAAAGATATCATCGCTGAATTTATAGTTTTTTAATTTAAGAGAATCAATAACACCTGTTTTGTCGGTAGTTGCTCTCTTATAAGCAGTAGCTGCTTTTTTCATTTCAAATTCTTTAACCAAATACATTACAGTTTTTGAACTATCTTTTTTAAATTTTAAGAAATCTTGTTTAATCCAATTCCAATACATTTGATAATGTTTAGCGTTAGGCTGTTTAAAATAAAAATTATTATTATTTCTCATATCTTTTAAAAATTGTTCGTAAGATACTAATGCGTTTTTAAGATTAGGTTCAGGTAATGTAGCGTATCTGTAAGATTTTGTTTTATCTAATAATTGTTCTTTTGACTGTTCAAATGTTTTATCAGTAATACAATCTAAAGCAGTATCAACTCTAACATTATCGCCGCCAGCGCCGTTAGGGTTACCAACTGAAGAATTGCCTTCTTGTTTATCTTTATTAAAATCTGATTCGTTTCCTTCACCATTTTGTGATTCTTGTACTTTAATTTTTTTGCCATTTTTATCTAGTTTATAATTTTTAGCTATTGTGTGTTTATCAAATTCTGGTAACATAGATAATTGTTGTAATTGTTTTTCTTGCCATCCATATAATTCTTTAGCAATTTTTAATACATCATTAAATGTTTTAATGTTATCAATTTTATCTACCCATACTTGCTCTTCTTTTGAGAAGTTAATTTTTAATTTTTTAGAAGATTTATAATACATATTAATTTTATCAATCAACATTAAATCTGTATTTAAATTTTTACCTTTTAAACCAAAAAAGTTATCTTTCATTAATACTTCAAAAGCATTAATATAATTTTTTATAATACCTGGATATTTTTTTTGAATTAGTTTATCAATTCTTGTATCTTCAATAACGTTAACGTAAGCTCTGTATTTTGGATCTTCTAACTTAGACCATGCTTTCATAGGTGTATGTAAAGCGTGTGAACATTCGTGTGCTGTTAACATGTCATAAACATCACCTTGTGGTTTTTTGAATATTGGTAAAGTAACAATACGATTTTCTAAATCAAACGAAGCTGTTTTTACGTTGTTATGTTCTACTGATAAATTTTCTGTAGCGAATAATTTTGCTAATTGAGACTTTGATTCGATATTTACTTTATTAATTTTAACCATACATATAATATAACACCATTAAATACAAAACGCAATGGTTATGATTAAATTTAAAACGCTTTAAAATCAATGACTTACGGAAGATTGTGTCAAAATTGTGTCAAGGTCGCTTATCGGCCTACTTGAAAAAGGTATTTTTTCTTGGTTTCTTCCCAATTTAAGTAAATAATGTCATCATAGAAATGACTTTCTTTTGATACTCTACCTTGTGCTATTAAAGATTCTATTCTTTTCTTTGCATATTTTGTTTTCCATATATGCGTTAAAGCTTCTGTTGAGTTATCAAAGGCTCTTACTAACTTATCTTCTTTAATTTCTTCTCTTAAATATTCTTTTGTATTTTTAAATAGTTCACTAAAGTAAATGCCTCTTGCATGTTCTGATTTAATAAGTTTCTTATCTATACCTAATTGACTATATGTAAAAGTATGACTTCTATTTCTATGATCTCTTTTGTGTGGTTGTCCACTTGGCTTCGTTGCAATGTACCATTCAAAGTATTTTCTAGTATGATTTTTCATTAACCATTGTTGTATAAGTTTTCTTGTTGATCTTTCTGTTTCAAATGATACTGAACCTGCTGTCCAACCCATTTTCTTCCAATGATCTAATCTATCGTATTGTGATAATGGTATTGTTTTTGTTTTACCATATAAAGATGTTGTTGTAACACCTACAAGTTTATCACCATATTGTTTCTCCCACGTTTTCTCAACTGTATCTGATAAACATAATAGTGCTAATAATTTACCACCAACTAAGTTATAACCTAGTGGTTGTATAGGTACAATCGTACTACCAATACAAGTATGATTGATCATTCTTTGTGTTTTTGTTTCTCTATCCCAACCTATATAATCATCTCTTGGTGTTAAATCTAAAAAGTCTGAGGACATACAAGTAACGCCTAGATACTTTTCTGTTTTTTTATCTCTTATAATAAAGTATAAATTTCTACCAATGTTACTATTGTTTTTCATTGTAGAAAGAAATGTTCTTAATGTATTCCAAATGGCTGGTAATTTCTTACCTGTTACTGAACCAACTTTACCCTCGTTATTGACCTCTGTGTAAATAAGTTCTGGTTCTAAATTTAAATACTCCATTGGATCCTGTGGATTCCAAAAGTTATTTTTTACTTCTTGTATGATGGCACCTTGTTCAGGATCTGCTAATGCTGGCCTGTCATCAAAAAAACTATTTGTTTCTATAGTAGGATATTTTTGATGTATTTCACACCATTTTTGATATAGTGTATATTCTTTTACATTCATAACAGATACAAAAGATAAATCTTTAATAACTATATCTTTAAGTTTATCTGTATCTATATCTGGTATTTTATCAAGTGGATTGGTATCTTGCCATTCTTTCCATTGATTTTCTATAAATGGATCTAATTCTTTTTTAACGGCCATAATATAAGTATATACTAATTTATTTCAAAAGTCAAATTATTCTTTACTTGGTATGAAATTTTCACCATGCTCTTGTCGTATTACTTCTTTTTCAGACCATTGTAAATTTTTACTTCTGTTTATAGAGGCAGCGCCTTTTGCAATACCAGGTTTTAGTTCTTTAATTTTACCGCCTTTTTCTAAAAACTCTTGCATAAGTTTGTCTCGTTCTTCTTGCGACATTTTAGGTTTACCTATCTCGTCTGTATAACTAGCCATTAGACTTCTCCTTTCTTTTTTGTACTTTGGTTATTTCTTTTTGTGCTTTTTCATAAGCTAAATCCAATTTTAACTTACTTGCTTTTTCAGTGAATAAAAAGCCAAACATGTGGTCATATTCGTGTTGAAAAATTCTACTCATCATACCATCTAAATGTGCTTCTTTTAATACACCATCTTCATCTTCAAATTTTGCAACGATTTTTCTTGGTCTTTTTAATGATAAAAATAGAAAAGGAAAAGTTAAACAACCTTCTTTCATTAATACTTCTTCTTCGCTTTTTTGAATAATGACTGGATTAAATACTGCAACTTTTTTGCCTTGTTCTAGTTGTGGATGCCCTCCAAATACAAACATATTAAAAGGTAAACCAACTTGATTGGCAGATAGTCCTAATCCACCGTACTTGAACATAGTAACAAACATGGTATTTGTTAATTCTTTTCTATCTTTAAAATCGTGTTCTTTCAACATATCATCTGTAAATGGTGCTATTGCTGATTGTACTCTTGGATCTGTTGGCGGTATTAATTTAAGTTCTTTAGGCATTCTGTAACCTCGTAAAATTATGCTCTTTATCAAAGCGGATTATGTTTGTAAATTTATCAAATAAAATATCTCCTTTATGAGATATAATAAAGATGTTTTCTTTTGGCATTGATTTGATAATCTTAAAAAAGTCATCTGTTCCTTGACCATCTAAACTACCATCAAATATTTCATCCAGTACTAATAGATTTGTATTGGTACTATTTTTCATTTTAGCGATTGTTCTCCATGTAAATAGTAATGCTAAATCTATTCTCATCTTTTCTCCTTCGCTAAAATTATTATAATCAAATGTATCTCTATGTCGGCTTTTGACTGTTTCATTAAATTCTTCATCCAAATGAAAAGATATAAAAAAATCCATTGATTGTAAATACTGATTGATTAATGTATTCATAATAGGCAAATACTTTTTAATAATTTTGGCTTTTGCTCCTTTGTCGTTTAATATCTCTCTTACTACATCTACATATTGTTTTTCTTCAGTTACTTTATCTAACGATACTTTTGATTCTTCTAGTTCTACCTTTAATTTATCTAACTGTTGTTGTATATTCTTACCATCCGATTCTTTGTTTTCTAACAATAATATTTCTTCATGTATTTTATCACTATATTTTTTAAGTTCATCTACAGAAGTATTGATCTTTGCAATCTCTACGTTCAATTCATTTACTTTTTGTGATACTTCATTTAGTTCGTTTACTTTTGTTTCTGTTTTTATTATTTCAGATAACAAATCTTTCAATCCACCTTCTAATTTGTGTATTATTTTACTTTCATTATCTATTTTAGTAGATTTAAATTCTTCATTAATAGATTGAGTACACTCTGGACATGTATCATTATTATGAAAAAACTCTAATGTTCTTTTATGTTTTAATAGATTGTTTTCAATTTTTGCTTCTAACTTAGATAATTGATTGGCTTTTGCATTAACTGTATCTCTTTCTACCAAGTTGTTTTTATTGTTCTCTATTTCAACATTTAATAAAGTAATTTTTTTAAGATACTCTTGTAAATCTTTATTATTTTTATCTAATGTATTTTTTTTATAATCTTTATCATCTATGTTACGACCTTGTAATTCTTTAAAGTGTTTTGTTTCTAATTCGTATTTGGAAGTAATTAAATCACATTTGTGTCTTATCTCTGTTATATTCTTTTGCAAATCTGATTGTTGACTTCTTAATATTAAATCCATTAAACCAAACACTCTGATATCTAAAATTTCTTCTACAACCTCACGTCTGTATCTTGGTTTCATTTTCATAAATGGTTCATACGAAGAAGAACCTAATATAACAACTTGTATAAACGATCTGTAGTTTAATTTCATTATATTAGCCTCTAAATATTTTTGATAATCAATACTAGAAGCATCTTGATTTACTAATTCGCCATCTGAATATATTTCAAATTTATTTGGTTTGATGCCTCTTGTTATAACATAATTCTTTGTTCCTACTGTAAATTCTACAGTTACTTCGGCATCAGCATCATTAATAGTATTAACTATCTGTTCTTTCTTAATCATTCTAAATGGTTTGTTAAATAAAACAAAACATAAGGCATCAAGTAATGTTGATTTGCCACTACCATTTGTTCCTATAATAAGTGTTGTTGGTGCTTTGTTCAATTCTATTTCTATTGGAGTATTACCAGTGGATAAAAAGTTTTTCCATTTAATTTTTTTAAATACTATCACGTTTCACTAGCCTCTACATATAATTCTTTTGCAAATTTTTTTAATTTAGTTTTATCTAATGTTGTATCTATTTGATCAATATAATTACCTAAAAATGTTAATGTATCTTCTCCTTGATCTAATATATCTTCTTTGACTGTGGCTGTTATATCAGAAGTTAAATCTTCTATAATATTTAATTCATATACGTTTATTTCGTTATGAAATCTGTCGGCCAACTTATCAAACATATCTACATCTGTTTTATTTGATATAAACAACTTAACAAATGTATTTTCAAACTGCGTTAAATCTTTTTTAGAATAATCTTCTTGTTTATCATTGTAAATTAATTTCTTGTGTATTCTTAATGGATTAGGCACTCTTATAAGTTCTCTTGTCTCTGTATCAAATATATGAAAACCTTTTGGACATTTATAATCAGACCATGTAATCTCATAAGGCGAACCTAGATAGTAAACATGTCCATCATCCGATTTCTTATGAAAATGTCCTGATAATACTTTTTCAAATCTTTTAAATAAAGACTTATCTAATCCTTGTTCGTTAACATGACCTTTGTGCATTTCGAAACCTTTTATCTCTAAATGTCCCATAACTATTTGTGCTGTAGAACTTTCTATTGCATGTAAAGATTCTTCCATAATATCATCACAAATCCATGGTAAAAACAATATATCAAGTCCATCAAATGTAACCGTTTCTGATTTTGTATAAACTTTAGTATTTTTTGGTATATTTAAATTTTGTAATGCGTTTACTTCATTTGTATTTTTATAATACGTGTCGTGGTTACCTAATAGAATATGTATGTTTAAATTTAATTCTTCTATCTTGTTCCAAAAATTTAATTTAAAGTTGTAAGCTGTATTGTGATTAATAAACTTTCTTCTATCAACCACATCGCCTAGATGAATTATAGTTTTGATATTGTTCTCTTGTAAATAAGGAAAGAAAACTTCCTTGTAAAATTTGTTAAAATAATCTATAAACGCAGGAGAATCATTTCTGGCTCCCCAATGCGTATCATTTATCAACGCAATTTTCATACTAACTTAATAAAAAATAATCTAATTTTCCTTTTTTATTATCTTTCTTTTTTTTCAACTTTTCTTTTTCTTTTTTTATTTCCCTATATGTTGTTAAACTTTCAATCTTAGGTTCTTCAATTGGCAAATTCTTTTTTAAAAACTCTGTAAACTGATTATGAAATTCTCTATCTTCACCGGGTTGTAAAGCCATATCATCAAAATTAGAATCTAACAATAGTTTATGTTTAATTGTCGTTTGTTTTTTTTCTTTTTGTATTCTTCTTATAAAAGCATAATAGATAATTTGTGTAAAGTATGCAAATGGATTGTTTGATTTATCAGGATCAAAGTTATCCAAATATTGTAAACAGTTTTCTATACCATCCGATATCATGTCGTCTCTAAACGTATAATTAATAAAATTTGGTCTATATGATAAATGATTTGCTATTTTTAAAAAACAAGTTCCAATATAATCTGGTACTCTAGGATTTGATTGTCCATTTTTTTTTGCTTGTTTACACATTTTTTTATAAACAATCATTGCCGCTAAAAATTCTTTATTACTAACGTAATGTTCTTTTGATTTTTTTGATGTTGTCATAATTTAAATATACTATAGTTTGTGTTATTTGTCAATCACTTATCTACTTATTGTTAAAAAAAATTTCGTTCCAGGATGTATTGACTTTTTCTCTTTTCTGTATATAATAGGCGTGTAGCCTCTTTGATGGTAATACTCCAAGTTAATGGATGGACTTTTTATGATCTCTAAATGAGTCCCACAGTTTATTATACTCATCATTTTCTTCTTCCGACAATTCTTCATATTCTAATTCACCTCGTTTAGGTGTTACAATCTTCTCATACTTTTTAGATACCTCTAAATAACTCTTAGACATCTCGTCAGTGGCATTTGTAATTGTAACAATTTTATCTTTTGGAATAGTTATAATTTGGTCATTTGTATAACCGACCCATTTAATTAATGCGAT